CCCCGACAATGGGGACCCCCAAAGAAATCATCCAATGGGTACACTCCGCCTACAAAGGCGAAGGATTGATCGTGATCGACATCCCGAGATCGTGGTCATGGTCAGAACCGTTATACACGGTAATAGAAACCATAAAAGATGGTCTAGTCTACGACCCAAGGTACAGCGCAAACATGCGTAACATAAGAGGAGTCAAAGTATTGGTAATGTCTAACGACAAACCGAAGGTAGGTAAATTATCAGCAGACAGATGGGTAATCTATGAGGAGGGGTAACCTTCTATCGTAATACTAAGAAGGTTTACCCCCTTTAGGGGGTAAGAGGTTTAAGTAGGGATGGGGGAGCTCCGCCCCCCTAGCCCCCGGGTTGAGGATAACTCACCACTCAATCCTTAGTTTCACTTTCAGCCAATCTTTCACAGTAATCAGCAAATCCAGTAGTTTCATCTTTTTCACATCCTTCAAATTTCATGAACTCAGAGGGTATCATCCTAAGACCGTTTATGTAGATCATGGTAATCTAGCCCCCTGATTGCCTGGTAAAGTAACATCATCCTGACCATGTCCAGTGCCCTCAGTAGAACCTGGGAGACTTGGAACAGGCCTAGAAACAGTAACGAATCTATCCATAGGTGCATATCTGTTGTAGTTGAGAACAACAGGGTCTTTGAAGTACACAGTTTCGGTAATGTACACACGGTAGTAATATGAGGTCTTGTAAGCCTTTGGAAGAACTATCTTCATAAGTTCAACCTCGGGAACATTGTTCAATCCATAATCGAGGTTCTGTACACCAGTTTTGAGAGCAAGCGCCTGAAGGAAATCAGTAGGAAGCCAAGACATCCTTTCATGTATTCCAGTTTGGAACAATCCACGAGGGGAAGAACCAGCTACACGCTGTTGATAGGTTGAATCGCCATCACGAAGGGTCTGAATACTATCCGTAGAGGTATTAATACCGCCAGAAGACCCAACATGAGGTATATTCATGGTAGCACCAGGGAAAGCATCCTGATGGAGTTGAGCAACAGACCAGAACAAAGGTCTAGCAGTCCTTCTTACACCAGCCTGAAGTTGGAATTTATACCAGCGTCTATCAAGCATCATTGAGTAGTACACATTTTGAATATTCGTACCAGTAAGATCCATTAAATTGTCAGCGACATCTTCGCCATTAGTTATCCTAATAAGACCAGGGTTAAATTGGTCTCTAGGGTCAACAGTATTTTCACCAGCAGCCAAACTAAGACCAGTTGGATCAACAGGTAAAGTACTTGCAGGAACGAATTTTACAGAAACTGGGCCTAACTTGAAGTATTTGAAAGCTCCAAAGAAAGGGGCGAGCCTGTTTTTTACAGCATCCCCACCAGCAGTAATCTTGATGACCTGCAAAGCTGTGGCAGAAGTGTTCATATCCACAAACCAAGTAAATTTTTGCATCATTTTATCACAAATCCTGAACATTTTTAACGGCGCGTTTTCCAACACGAACATATTTGTCAAGCTCCGCACCAACGGTACGGTAGGCACGTGCAGAGTAGGAATCAGTACCATACTTTACATGACGACCAGTGTTCTTGTAGAAATCAGCCTGTTTTTTCATATTGTCCTTATATGAGTCATAAGCGTACACAGAAGACCCAACAAAGGGAACAGCGTACATCCACTGAGCCATTAGTATCTCCCGCGCCTATATCCGCCACGGTATCCACCGTAGGAGGGTTTTCTTCCATAATTGGAACGTCCATATCCGTATCTTCTTCCGTATGCCATAATAACACATCTTATCGGAGTAGTGAACGCTGCACCGCTGCCCTAATTGGTACTCCGATGAACATAAACATACAATGAGAATTATAAATAAGTTTCGACATGTAGAGTCATGGAAACATACATGATGACCATACCGAGAAATGTACCAAAACGTACATTGATGGTAATGATTGAACAAAACGATTGCAAAAGGTGGATAATCGCAAAAGAAACAGGAAAAGGAGGATATTTACATTGGCAAATCCGTCTACAGACATCCAATGATAAGTTCTTCGAATGGGTTAAATTATACATCCCATCCGCGCACATAGAGAAAGCGCAGGATAAATGGGAATATGAGAGAAAAGAGGGTAAATATTGGGGTAGTGACGATACAACAGCAATAAGGTCAATGAGGTTTGGTAAATTGAGAGATAATCAAAAACGCGTTCTAAAGGCCCTAGAAGGCCAAAGCGACAGGCAAGTAATGGTTTGGTATGACAAAACAGGTAAACAGGGCAAATCGTGGCTAGTAGGCCACTTATGGGAAACAGGTAAAGCCTGTTACGTACCCCCGACAATGGGGACCCCCAAAGAAATCATCCAATGGGTACACTCCGCCTACAAAGGCGAAGGATTGATCGTGATCGACATCCCGAGATCGTGGTCATGGTCAGAACCGT